CAGCGTTTAGAGATCAGATAATTAAGGATATTTGAATTCGGTTTGGCCGAATCAAATGTATTTATAATAGAGTCCTTCTTGTCCTGGGGAACTTTGCTCAGGTCAATAAGAGCGGTATTGCGCTGGAAATTGCGGTATGTTTCTTGATTCATTACCGTATCTAGGGAAGAACGTGAGGCATACCATGCATCAACCTTTTTAGCGGAAACTGGCTTTTGGCGAATCTTATCCACGAACGTATTGTCTGGAGAAAGGATGTTTGGAATACCGTCTCCGCTATCTCCACGAACCGTATGGTCAAACAGGTATTTGACTGGATCTTTCTCCTTGATGAAAGACTTGGTCATAGGTGAGAACTGTTTCACATTGGAATACTGTTGAAGCTGGATGAAATCTTTATCCGAAGAAATGATCATCACTGGTTCATGTTGACCAAAGTTCTGTGTCTTTTCTGTAAGAGTTCCAATGATGTCATCAGCCTCAATGTTGTTAATGTGAACAACCTTGTATGGGAAATTCTCTGCAATTTCATTACGCACCAGAGTTAGAATGCGAAAGAATTCAGTCCAATCAAGACCGCTATCGTCTCGGTTTGCCTTTCGGTGAGCCTTGTACTGAGGATAGATCTGCTTGCGCCATGAACCGCCGTCACATGCAATAACCATTTGACCGTATTCCTTACGATGCTTGAGGTTGTACATCCTCAAAGAGTTTAGAATCATGTGGCGTACCAAATGCTCTGAAACATCCATCTTCTGGGTGAAGATGTTGGAAATTGCAATACCTGAATAGTCGACTAAGATCATGTACCAATCATACCACGCTCACATTGAATGTAAACACTAAAGTAGCGTTTTGCGGTATTTTGTCAACTGGTTTCTTGTGACTCTTACCCGAATCTGGTCGTTATAATACTCATCGGAAAGAATAGCTTTTCTTTCTACCTGTTCCTTCATCTCTAGGTAAGAACATTCGCTCTTACTAGTGCATAGGTGCAGAATGACCCTACGAAAATTTATTTTGCCGATTTCATTAATATCCTTTTGAAGTGCATTGCTGGAACCATAATAGGTCTTCCAGTCCGACTCAACAAGGATTCGCTTCTTTTTCTTCTTGACCGTTTTAAAGCCCTTGAAGAAAAAGAGTTTCTTTCCGACGTACTTACGACCATTTACTAGGTTCTCTATTAAATAGACAAACCCGTAAATTTTCTTCGGGTCTAATTCAATTGGTTCAAATGGAGAGTCATGATAAAGCCACATAATGGCTTATTTATCACTCCTCAGTATCGTCGCCTTCTTCGCTGCAATGATTGCCGCACATTGGGCAATACTCAGGATAGTTTTCTACGGAAGTATTATCCTCATTCTCATCCACATCAGGATCAACAATATCCTCTGTGAATGAAATGGTAGAGGTGCAACCGCAACAATAGCAATTAATTTGTACTTTAGGCATTAGGCTTCGCATGACGCGCAGTTAAGTAGGTTACGTCCCAGCTCTTGAGCCGGATGCGTTCCACGTTGATAATAGAGGGTTTTGATGTTATTCTCCCAGGCAAAAATCATGAGTTGATTTACTTCCTTCGGAGAGGTCTTTGGATGAACCATAAGATTCAGTGATTGACCTTGGTCAATGTACTTCTGCCGAGCAGAAGCCTGAATGATGATTTCTTTCTGAGAAATTTCTCCAAAGGTCTTAAAGACTTCTTTCTCTTCAGGAGTCATAAACTTCAGATGAAGAACGGAACCGCCATGAGTAAGAATTGACTTCCACGTATCCTCGTCGTTCTTATCATGCTTCTTAAGTACGTCTTTGAGATAGGGATTTTTATAGGCAAATGAACCCTTTGCCAGCTTCTTCATGAAGTAATTTGAATTCAACGGTTCAATCGAAGGTGATACTTGACCCAGAATAAAGCTGGACGATGTTGTTGGTGCCACAGCAAGAGTTGTGACATTACGACGACCCGTGCCCTTTAGAAGTTCCGGCTCACCAAACTTCTCTGCCAGTTCCATTGTTGCTTTATCTGCGCGTTCACGAATGACGCGCCAAATGCCAGTATTCAGCAACTTAGCCTCCATTGATTCAAAGCCAATCATCTTGGATTGAAGTAATGAATGCCAACCAAGAACGCCGAGACCCAATGCACGTTGATTCTTTGCAAAACGATGTGGAGCCTCCATGAATTTCATGCCAACAGTCTTGTCCACAAACTCTTGGTTCACGGAATCAAGGAAGTAGATCATCGTCTCGACTGCATCCGTTTCCTTTATTTCTTCCCAATGAAGAAGATTCAGAGATGAAAGGACACATACAAATGATTCTTCGTCATTTGATGAAAGACAGATTTCAGAGCAAAGATTGGATGAATTGATCTTACGTTTCTTTTCTTTGTAGATTGCAGGAGCACTCTTATTCACGGTGTCTGTAAAGAAGATGTAAGGATAACCAGTCTCAAAGCGTTTCTTAATCACCTTGGTCCACGTCTCACGCTTCTCTTTATCACCTTCAATCATTGACTTCATCCATTTGTCCGTAATGGTAACACCGATCGACATGTTCTGAATGGCATGACCGTCTGAACGGATCTGAAGAAATTCTTCAACATCTGGATGTTCAACTGGAAGATACGCAGCAAAAGAACCACGACGAGCAGAACCCTGTGAGATGACTTCTGCAATGGTATCAAACAGTTCCATGAAATGTACTGGACCCGAAGATTCGCCTCCCACGGAGATGGGCGTGCCACGTGCGCGGAGGTCACCGAAATAGCCCGAGGTACCGCCACCGTGTTTTGACATGATGCCAACCTCAGCCGCTTTATTTAAAATATCTTCCATCTTGTCGGAAATATGAGAATTAAAGCACGACACTGGAAGACCACGGTCATTACCATAGTTAGTCCATACAGGAGTGGAAAGTGAATAGAATCCACGTGCCATATAATCCTCAAATTTATCCGCAAATCCCTTCATGCCCAAAAGCTTTTCAGCATGATCCGCAATCTGACGAATGCGCTTTTCAGGAGTCATTCCTTCTTTTAGGTATCCTCTTTCAAGGAACTGACGCGAGTGCGTGTTTAGCCAATAGTATTTTTCTTGCAGAGAACTCATAATTAAAATAAATCAGATTGATTGAAGCTTTGTCCTTTTTTAGAATACTCGATGGGACGTGAATGGAAGAAGTCCGTCATATTGTTACCCAGAATCTGTTCATCAAACCAAACGGTTTTCTTGACCATTTCTTTATCAACTTCAAATAGCTTTTCAAAGCCAATCTGAACCAATGATTCATTCATACGGTTCTTGATGAACTCACGGAGCAAAGGAGTATTGAGGCTTTCAACACTATAACCATTCACGATCCAATCAATGATCTTGCACTCGTATTCAATGGCAAGAAGGGACTCAGAGATAATCTTTTCTTTGAGCTCAGCATCAAATAATTCAGGATGTTCATCGCGAATGGTATTGATGAGCTTGATGCCGATCATGGCATGAAGGTTTTCCTCACGAGAAGTGTACTCCACCTGCTTGTTCGTATCCTTCAGAAGATTGCGGAAACGACCAAAGTAACTAATGGTGTAGAATTGACTAAAGAGTGCAATGTTCTCAACAAACAGCGTGAAGAGAATCAGAGAATAGACGAACTGCTTCTTTTTGTCCGGAGTAAATGGCTGCAGATATTTGCGAAGATATGTAACGCGACCACGAATAATGTCTTCCTGAAGAATACGATCGAACGAATCATCAATACCCAGTACATCAAGTAGGCGTTCATATGCATCTCCATGGACCACCTCAGAATTTGCCATGACATAACCCAGATCCGTGATAGTTGGATGTGGAAGATTCTCCCCAACTCTGGCCCAAAATTTCTTCACGGAGATTTCTAGTTGGCCAATTGTGGAAAGAGCCCGAACAATGATTTCACGTTCCTGAGGAGTGAGGGATACTTTATAATCCTGAATATCGCTTTGAAAATTAAATTCCCGATGGGTCCAAAACCCATTTTGCATTGCCTCGATGTAAGCCTGAGTCCATGGATAATAATCCGGTTTACGTGAAATTTGTTCTTCGAAAATCATAAGTGGTTAAGATTGATTGTAGGTTAAGTCCAGATCTAAGGTCGAGTATCATACTACCCTAAGTATCTCGAACTGTACACATCAAAATAGATTATAACGAAGTATGTGTGGTAGCTTATCTATACCAGGAGACACTTCCAGCCCATAACTATTTTATTTATTTTTTATGAGCCGTTCGATGAACGGCGACGGATTGCTCTCAGAGCTCCGTTATCAGAATTCCGAAGAACAATCACGTGCGTCGGATTCTTCTTGGCATATTCATAGATGCTACTATGACCTTCATTCTGCATATCAAGGTATTTGGACCAATGTTCAAACTTAACTTTGCCAGCTTCAAATTTACGAAATAATTGTGAGTCGACGTCGAATGACTTATATTTACGGCGCATAAGACCACCAGACGTTGGAGGCATTGCCATATTAGAACTATCGCCCGTTACATTCGCGGGCACTCCGCCTTCGTCTTCCTTGATGTTATTCACAGCTTTTTAATAGTGTGATTTGTTCCATGAAAACCTTTGCCCGACGCAGTACGGTTCACTTGAAATTTGTCACCCGTAGTTTTGTGCTGATATACCGATGTCCCGGATCCACCAAATCCCGAGCGGGTGTGATCAGTGCTATACGTTGAATGAAAGTGTTCAGAATCCTTTTCATGCTTTGCACTTGGGGACGTGGAATAATCACCTTTGTGTCCAGATACATAATGTTTTGCAAATTCGGCAGAAGCTGCATCATGTTCAACACGGTCATCTTTGCTGAGGTTATATCCTTCAGCAATTTCGTTATATTCTTGGACCAGTGATTGTAGCAGCTTTGTGTTCATTTTAGATTTTTCTGAGGACGGAAATTACGTATTCATCCATCGCAATCTCAGCTTTATCGTTTTCCGGAAGATAATCGAGATAGACTAAAAATGCTTTTAGAACTGGCCATAACTCCTCTTCGATCTTATAAAAGATCATCCGATTTGAGGCCTCAATCCCAAAGACATTATAAAGTATGATGGTATGATTGAGAATGAGTCGTTCTTGGATAATTCCTGATTGTTGGTATTTTCTTAGAAGTCGTTTGATGTATTTGAACCTTGACAGATCATCATAAAACTCTTCAACATCCAGACACTGAGCATTATTATAATTTTTAGCAGCGTAGATCAGGAAATTTTCTTCATTTAATTCATCAAAGAGCTTCATCATATAATAGGATTGATTAAAGATCGTAATGTTTAACCAGTTTGTTTAGGATCTGCTGTTTCTTTTCTTTACCGCTAAGCTTAATACCAGCATTCTCAGCCATAACTTGAAGTTCTAGCTTTGAAAGCAGCTTAATCTGTTCCTTTGTACGAAGTGGTTCAGCTGGGACTTCTTCAGCCGCAACTGGCTCTACTGCAGCTGGTTCTTCGTACGTATAGTCAGAAGTAGTTTTGCAGCTGCAGTCTTCTCCGGATTCAGAACAGCATACCTTTACAGGATCCTGTTGTTTAGCATCCATCTTATAATAATAGGAATTTGGGTTGTCCTTAAAAAGGCCAACGATAGATTTCCAGCAAGTTTTAACTGATTCAATCACGGTTTTCATAAAGGTTTTTATTTAGGTGTTATTTTGCTTTTGCTTAATGTTTAACCAGTTTGTTTAAGTGATGAATGCTCTGGATCAAATGAAAAGCCGCCGTGTGGATTAGTATGGTATTGTGTTGCAGTCTTATGATCTAAATGTGATTTATTGGAAAATAAACCTTTACTGTGATGAGCAATATCTTTCATTGAAGCGCCATTTTTGATCGCAGCATTTGCATTTTTTCTGGCTTCAGTATTATGAGCTTCGGCATTCCCGAGATGTTTAGAAATTTGTTTATTAGGGTTTTTATAATATAAATGATTATCTTGAGATTTAGCTCGAACAACATGATTTCTAATTTGATTAGAATGATGAGCTAAGCGTTCAAGATGACCTTCCTTACTGTTTGTTGGATGTTTAAATGCAATTTCAAGTGATGGCGATTCATTCAGTGCTTCAGTGCTCTCATTTGTGGTTACTGGAGCGGTAATAACTGGAACCTTTGGAAGAGCAGCAGATGAATTGTCTGGAGCTGGTTTATCAGCCGGAGTTACCTTATCACTACCGTCCTGAGCTGCGCCTGGAACACCATCTTTGATTTCTGTTTCATCATCGGCGTCATCCTTGGCTTTTTGAGTTACTGGATCCATGACTTCTGGACCGGCTTCTGCATCAGCCGCCGTACCTTCCTTCACAGGTGAGGATGGGAGGTCTGCAGTACGGATACAATCGCTCTTCATTGCGATGAGCTGTTGGGTGAAGTTATGAATGTCTT